ACTTTAAGAGAAATACTTTCTTATTATATGTATTGAAGAAAATAAAAATTAAATTAAACAAAAAGGAGAACAAATGAAGTCAGAATTATTTCAGAATGAATTAAAAACGATTCAATCCGATGATATCCGTGAGTTTGCAAAAGTTGTCTTGGATGATGCTCCTGACTATTTTTTCAAGGTTGCGGCGAGTTCTACAGGTAAATATCACCCAGCATATGCGCTGGGTGATGGAGGTCTTATGCGGCACACGAAAGCAGTATTAAGAATCTATAATTATATTGTAGGGTTAGAGCAATATTCATTTGGAGAAAGAGTAATAGATTTAGGTCGAGTCGCATGTTTAGCACATGATATTCAAAAATCCGGGACAGAAGAATATTATAATGAAAAGTTAAAAGATGGGAAAAAAGTATTCACTGTATTTAATCATCCTTTATTGGCAGCAGAATATATTCGTAATTATAAGGGAATGTATTTAGAAGATGATGATCTGGAAGATATTGCCAGACTTATCGAAACGCATATGGGGCAGTGGAATACTGATAAGCGTGAAAATATTATCTTGCCTAAACCCAAAAGCGAAGTAGAGAAGATTGTGCATCTAGCAGATTACCTGGCTTCCAGAAAAGATATTGATATTTCTTTTGAAGATGACGTTAATGCATATGATTTACCGGATATTGAAACATATAAATGTCCGTATAAGAAACATAAGGACGAGTTACTGGTAGACGTTGCAAAGACAGATCCTGAATATCTGGAATGGTTATCTGAGAATGTCAATATGAGAGAACCTATGAAAACGTTCGTATTTGAACTATTAAAGAATAAAACAAATTAAATTAACTTTATGTGTTGACATTCATAACATGAAGTGGTATTATAATGACACAAACAAAACAAATTAAATTAACTCAAGGAGATATAAAAAAATAATGAAAGTAATGCTTACAGAGATGCACTCAATTAGAGATTCACTTAGAACAATGTATATGAGTAAAAGAACTTGGAGTCAGGAATTAGAAGAGCAGCTTAAAGAAATGGTCGATCATTGTACAGATCGTTATGGAAAACCATTAGACTTACCTGAAGATGATGAATTAAAAATTAAATTTGACAAAGAGGTAGCAAAACTTCTTAAATGGGGACAAAAGCATATTACAATGCTGAGATTTGAAGATATTTCAGTTGTTGTAGAGGGACTACATAGAGGCGGAACTGATGATCTTGATTCTCATGCAAAAAGAATGGATAACAGAATTATCCGCAGTAGCACAAGATTAGCAGACTATCATGAGGGAGAAGTTTCTGAGTGGTATGAAAATAAAATCATTACTTGGGATGAAGTTTTAAAATACCTTAATACAAAAGTCCCAGATGAAATCAGCTATTACGGAGATACATATGTAAGAGCTAATAATGGTTTTATAAAAAAGGGACTTGAAAATAATAAAGATGTAAAGCGTGGTTTATATCCATTGGCAATTCCTATGAACTTCACATTTAAAATAAACATTACTGAATTAGCTCATGTTTATGTAGAGAGAGGATCAAAAGCCGGTGGTGCCCACGGCACAGCAGCTCCAGAGCTTCAAATTATGATTGAAGATTTAATTAATCAAATTGAATCTTGGTATCCTGGGATCAACAGAGAATTGCTTTTAAAGATTGCGAGTAACAATGTATGAATGTGTATTTTGCAAATAGAACTAATATGATAGTTGGTTGTGATAATGAAAAAGATAGTTATTATTTTTGTCAAAAAGATGGTAATGAGTGCTGCAAGAAAGATACTTGTAAGAGATTTCTTAATTCAGATAGTAATGTAAGCACAAGGCTTTTCAAGACCATGTGTAATGCTGAAAATAATTACATCTTATATATGCCGGAAAGGAATGGAGCAAATAATGAATAAAAAGTTAGTATTTCTATTTATTGGAAGAACTGCATCGGGGAAATCTTCACTAGCAAGGCATATATGTGAGGTAATGGGTTTGAAACAAGTAAGAAGTCTTGCAACACGGCCTCCTCGTGATGGTGAAATAACCGGATATGAAGATCATATTTTTGTATCCGAAGAAGAATTTGATGAAATTACTAAAAATGAAAGTCTTGTAGCTTATGCAGAAGTTAATGGATATAGATTTGGGACTACAATTGAAGAACTTCGAAGTTCAGATATATATGTGATAGATCCTAATGGTATTGAATATCTTAAACAGCATTGTGGTGATGGATTCAAATTTATAGAAATTCTTTTTTCTGCCCCATTTGATTTATGTAAAAGCAGATATATTGAAAGAGGCGGAAGTGAAGAAGAATTTTATTCAAGATATAACAGTGAAGATGAACAATTCACTAAATACGAAGAAGCAGAAGAGTACGATCATCTATTTGTAAATGATATGAGTTTTTCGAAAGCCTCAGCAGCATTATGTGACTTACTTAAAAGTGAGATGGAAAAGGAGAAATTGTTATGACAGTACAGGAATGGTTAGGAAAAGACAATCAGTTAGGACAGGATATCTGGGAAAGAAAATATCGCTATGAAAATGAATCGTTCGACGAATGGATTGCCCGTGTTTCCGGAAATAATGTATCAATAGCAGAATTAATAAAAGAGAAGAAGTTTTTATTTGGCGGTCGCATTCTTGCTAATAGAGGTCTTGAGAATAAAGGACGTAAAATCAGTCTTAGTAACTGTTATGTAATTGAACCGCCGGAAGATAACATTGAAAGCATCTTTGATTGTGCTAAGAAACTGGCACGTACATATAGCTATGGTGGTGGATGTGGAGTTGATATTAGTAAGTTAGCTCCAAAAGGCGCGCGAGTAAATAATGCTGCTAAAGAGACAACCGGTTCTGTATCATTTATGGATCTTTATTCTATGGTTACTGGATTAATTGGACAAAATGGTCGAAGAGGGGCTTTAATGCTCAGTTTATCTTGTGAGCATCCAGACTTAGAAGAATTTATTGGCATTAAGTCAGATCTTGATAGAGTTACAAAAGCGAATATCTCTATTAGAATTACAGATAAGTTTATGGCTGCTGTAAAGAATAGAACGCCATTTACTCTGTCATTCACAAGATTGGAAACAGGAGAGACTATCACAAAAGAAGTGGATGCATATGAAATGTTCCATAAAATGTGTGAAATGAACTGGGATTATGCTGAACCTGGAATGCTTTTCTGGGACAGAATAAATAACTGGAACTTACTTAGTTGTGATGATGAGTTCGAATATGCAGGAACAAATCCTTGTGCAGAAGAACCTTTGCCAGCTGGAGGTTCGTGCCTTCTTGGTAGTATCAACCTGGCAGAATTTGTATGTGGAGCAGGTTTTGATTTTGTAGCTTTTAAATATTGTGTACAAGAAGCTGTCTTCGCTCTTAATGAAGTATTAGATGAAGGACTTCCACTTCACCCATTGAAAGAACAAAGAGAATCTGTATATGACTGGAGGCAGATTGGATTAGGAATTTTTGGACTTGCTGATTTACTTATTAAATTAGGAATCAAATATGGTAGTTCGGAAGCTATTGATTTGTGTGATATGATCGGACATACAATGGCAGATACAGCAATTAAAACATCGGCTATATTATCAAAGGAACACGGTGAACCATATCCTAAATATAAGCCAGAAGCAATAGAACAGTCAGCTTTTTATAGTAAAAATGCATTAGGTGAAACGAAAGAATTAGTTGAAGCATTCGGGCTTAGGAATTCTCAGTTACTTACCATTGCACCAACAGGATCACTGTCAACTATGCTTGGTGTATCCGGCGGTATTGAACCTATTTTCGCAAATTACTATACAAGAAAAACAGAATCTCTTAAAGGTCATGATGAATATTATAAAGTATATACTTCAATTGTGAAAGAATATATGGATAAACATGGATTAAAAGATGATTCTGAATTACCAGATTACTTTGTGACCGCTCAGACACTTGATTATAAGAATCGAATTTACATGCAGAGTATTTGGCAGTCACACATTGATGCATCTATCAGTTCTACAGTTAATGTTCCAAATGATTTTACAGTTGAACAGGTTGAAGATTTATATATGACTGCATGGGAATCTGGATTAAAAGGTGTAACTATTTTTAGAGACGGATGTAAACGTGCAGGTATCTTAACAACAACTATTAAAGAGAAAAATGCAAAATCGGCCGATGTCAAACCTCATACTTTAGAAAGAGGAATGATTATTAAAGCAGATGATAATTGCATCGGTAAGAAAAGAACACTTACAACCGGATGCGGAACATTACATTGTGAAGCATTTTTTGATCCAGAGACCGGACAACTTCTTGAAACATATTTCAGCAAGGGATCTTCCGGTGGTTGCCAGAATTTTATGATTGGCTTATCCAGAGCTATTTCGCTTGCCGCTAGAGGTGGAATTGATATTTATTCTATTGTAGACCAGCTTGCATCATCTGGAACTTGCCCGTCATATGCAGTGCGAAGAGCAACAAAACATGACACATCAAAAGGAAGTAGCTGTCCAGTTGCAATCGGAAATGCATTAATAGACATGTATAATGAAATGCAAAATGATCTATTTGAGGATGGAGATGAGGATGAATTTATGGAAAGCACCAAAAATAAACAGATAAATAAAGCTAAATGTCCTCAATGTGGAGGAGAGTTAGTCTTTGAAGGTGGATGTAACACATGTAAATCATGTGGATGGAGCAAATGTGATTGATAAGCTATTAAAGCTTTGAAATAAAAATTTAATTAAACAAAACGAAGAGAAAAAGGAGAATTAAAAACATGGCAGAAATTACAATGAAATCAACAAAGGCAGAAATTATGGAAGCGTATAAGGCAGCAGTGGAGAAACTTGATACAAGAGACAGAATGATTGATGATCCTGCAAAAGAAGCAGCGAAGGCTAAAAAAGTAGAAGTGATTGCATCTGCAGATAAAACAGCTAAAGAAGATATTTTTAATCCGGAGATTATCAAGAAATACGATGATCTTACTGAGGCAATCACAATGAAACAGATCGAGCTGGATGATCTTTATGGAATTGAAGCAAAGGCTAATGCTATGGCAGCTATGATCAATGCTTATAAAGAGAAAAATGAAGAGTTAAAAGAGAATCAGGCAGCAAAAGAAGCACAGATTGATGCTGAATTAGGTGAGAAAAAAGACGCACTGAATGCTGAAATTGAGGCACTGAAGCAGCAGAAGCAGGAAATTATGGATTCTATCAATGCAGAAGCTAAAGCTAGAGAAAATGAAATTAAATTAACTCGAAGCAGAGAGGAAGATGAATATGCTTATAATTTGAAGCGTAATCGCAAAGCTGAGAATGATAAATGGGAAGATGAAAAAGCGGCCAGAGAGAAAGTCTTGGAACTTAGAGAAGCAGCTGCATTGGAAAAAGAAACTTCTTTAAATGAAAAAGCTGATTATATCAAGGGACTTGAAGCAAAAGTAGAAGAGATTCCGACATTGATTGCAGTAGCAACAGAGGAAGGTGTTAAAAAAGGTAAAGCTGATGCTGATAAATCAAATGCATTTGAGGTCAGAGCACTTAAGAAAGATGCAGAATATCAGAAACAGCTTCTGGAAGATAAAAATGAAAGACTTGCAGAAGATCTGGCTAATGCAAGAGCAGAAAAAGTTGAATTACAGCAGAAACTTGATGATGCATACGCTCAGATGAGAGAACTTGCTGCTAAGACAGTAGAATCTACTGGCGGAGTTAAAATTCTGAACGGTCAGACCCAGCAGAACAATAAATAATTTAATTATACGGTATGCGTGAGAAAGCGCATACCGTAGTGAGGGAAATTATATGAATCCGGTATTTATATTTTTGGTATTAGTTGGAGCAGTAATTTTATGGTTCCTATTATCTGCATTGTTTTATCCATTCGGACGATTCTTGCATAGAATTTGGAAAGACGCAGCAGACGAAATAAACAGAGAAGAAAATAAAGAAAAAGATAAGGAGAATGAGTAATGGGAAAAGGATTTTTAGGTGGGGTTGGATTAGCAGTAATAATTGTAGCAGGATTAATTTGTGTCGCAAAGTGTAGTGTGAGAGTCCCAGCAGGTTACGTGGCGGTAGAATATAGAATGAACGGCGGAATTTCAAATGATACTCTTTCACAGGGATGGCATTTAATTTCACCTACAGTAAAAACATCGTTGTATTCAATTGGTATTGAACAGTCTTATCTGACTTCAGAAGATAAAGGGGATTCTCCAAAAGATGAGAGTTTTAAAACTCCTACCGCAGATGGGAAACAGCTTCTTGTTGATTTGGAATTCTCTTATAAGTTCGATCAGGATCAAGTTGCTGATGTATTTACAAGATTTAAAGGTCAGTCCGGTGAAAGCGTAAAAAATACTTTCATCAAACCAAAGATGAAAGCGTGGACACAGGAAGTAACTGCTAAGTATCCGGTAACAGATGTATTTGGTGATAAACGCCAGGAACTGAATGAAGCACTTGATGAATACTTGAAAAAGAAATTTGAGCCATATGGAATTATCATTGATACTGTAAACTTTACATCTATTTCTACAGATGACGAGACACAGGCTGCTATTCAGAAGAAAGTAAACGCACAGCAGGAACTTGAACTTGCAAATATTGAAGCTAAGACTGCAAAAGTACAGGCAGATAAAGATAAAGAAGTTGCTCTTATTGCTGCTGAACAGGATAAAGAGAAAGCCGCTATTGAAGCTGAACAGGCGAAAATCACTGCGGAAGGTAAGGCAGAAGCAACAAGAATTAAAGCAGATGCTGAAGCAGAAGCGAATAAAAAGATCGCTGAGTCTCTTACCCCAGAGCTTATCGAGAAACAGAAGATTGATAAATGGAACGGTGATGTCCCAAAGGTACAGGGTGGAAATGCAGCGACTATTGTTGATGCAGGAGATTTAACCGGAAGTACAGCTACTGTAAAAGGAGAATAATATGACGGGAATATTATTTATTATTGTGTCATTATTGGCATTAGCTTTAAGTTGGATCGTAACATGTGGAATTATAAAATTAATTACATTATGTTTCGGGGTCGCTTTCAGCTGGTTGATTGCTACAGGAGTTTGGCTTGTACTTTTATTACTTAGATCAGTATTTAGAAAATAAACTATGATTAGATGGAAAATAGAAAAATTTATTGTTGGAGATTATGTAAAATTAACCAACCTCCCTCAAAGTTACGAATACCTTGAGGGAATTGAGGGAATCATCACGAACATTAATCGCGAATTATATACAGTATATAATTCTGATTCTATGATTTTTGAAGTAGAAAAACAATATTTGACGCATTTATATAAACGAAATGAGGAGAATGAACAGATGACAAAATTAACAGGATATTATGCAGTAGCAGTAATTGAAGAAGGAACTGGTTGTTGTAAGAAAGACTACTATTATGCAGTCTTTGACGATGGTAATACATACAAGGCCGGGGACCAGGTTTTAGTAAGTGGTTGTAATAAGGATGTTCTGACTATTAAAGAAATTTTAACAGTACCGGAAGCAGAAGCAAAATTTAATAAAAATATTACTTCTGAAATTATCTGTAGAGTTGATACATCTGCATATGATCAGCGTGTTGAAAATAGAAAAAAAGCTGAGAAGCTTAAAAAGGACATGGATGCAGTTATTAAACAGATGGATGTAACGAAGAAATATGAAATGTATGCGGCTGAAAACCCAGAACTGGCGGCCTTACTTGATCAGTACAGGGAGTTAACGAAATAATGATTAAAACGATATTAAAAAATATTGTATTTTTCATTATCAGTGTGATATGCATGAGTATTGTTATGAATAATGTTGTTCCGGATGGTTATTGGCCTTCTGCAATATCATTACTAATTTTAAGTGTTAACTACTTCATTTGGGGGTTACGCCAATAATCTGGGTAACCGGAGATACGCATGGGGATTGGATCCATAGAGTTAATATGGATTCTTTCCCTGAACAGCGTGAGATGTCGAAGGACGATTATGTGATAATTCTTGGAGATTTTGGAATATGGAGAGATTCGCCACAGCAAAGGTGGTATCTGAATTGGCTTGAAGAAAAGCGTTTCACAACACTCTTTATTGACGGAAATCATGAGAATTACGATGTATTAGATTCTTATCCGGTAGAAGAATGGCATGATGGTAAGGTGCATTTTATTAAACCATCAGTAATTCATCTTATGAGAGGACAGGTATTTGATATAGACGGTTTAAAATTTTTTACCTTTGGCGGAGCTGCCAGTCATGATATTTCAGATGGAGTATTAGAAATTGACGATCCAAGAGTAAAGGAATGGAGAGATGATCCGGATAAAATGTACCGAATCAATCACATTTCATGGTGGGAACGAGAAATGCCAAATCAAGAAGAAATGGATGAGGGCATAAAGAATCTGGCAGAACATAATAATAAGGTAGATTTTATTCTAACACACTGCACGGCTTCTTCTACGGCAGCATTATTATCACATGGATTATATAAGCCGGATAAGTTAACTAATTATCTGGAAGAAGTAAGGTGCAATATTGATTATAAGCATTGGCTGTGTGGGCATTACCACGACAATAAAGCAATAACGACAAAAGATATAGTTCTATATGAACAGATTGTGAGGGTTGCATGATGGCAGAGCTTACATCGGATAATATATATGATCAAATATCAAAAACAGAACGGTTGTTATTTGAGGCCGGGTACAATAACACGATATTCTTTACAAATCCATCTTATGACGATGCATTTCTTGGAGTCTCTTCTGATGATAGAGCAATATACGATTACGAGAAAATGGTTGAATCTTTAGTTAACCATGAAGATATGACAGAAGATGAAGCTAGAGAATTTATAGATTACAATGCGACATTCTATATTGAAGGTGGACCAATTATTTTATATAGATTAGAGGAATAGTAATGCCAGAACGCAATAGAGGATATTTGAGAGAACAACGGTTAAAAAGTATTAAAAAGAGACACAGATTAATCAAAGATCAAAAAAAATATTCCGGATGGTATCCTGGAGAGTGGACTGATGAACTTGAATTTAAATCTGGTATATTGGCAAAAGGCCATAATGGTTGGTTGGGTCGAGGTGGTACTGCAGTAAAAACTAATACTCGGAAAGGACATGCTTCATATCGGCATAAAGGTGCTTATGGTCCAGCAGACAACTATTCAAAACATGATAAGCAACAAGTTGAAGATGGAGCACAGCAAATTAAAGAATGGGAGAATGAAGATGGAAGAAGAGAAAAAGAAGGTTCTGATTGTAGTTGATGTACAGAATGATTTCGTTTATGGAAGCCTCGGTACACCGAAAGCTCAGGCTGTTGTACCAAATATAGTTAAAAAAGTAGAAGAATATAGATCAAAAGAAGATGTGATTATTTTCACTAAAGATCTTCATTATGACAATTATTTGGAAACAGCTGAAGGAAAGAAGCTTCCTGTACCGCATTGCATAGCAGGAACAGCTGGGTATGATATAATTCCAGAATTAAATGCTGATTCAGTAGTAAATAAACAAATATATGCGAAAGAAACATTTGGATATCCTTGGGATCATGCGGCATGGCTTGGATGGCTTAGAGATGCAAAACCAGTATATGAAGTAGAAATAATAGGTGTATGTACAGATATTTGTGTAGTAACTAATGCATTGGTATTAAAAACATATTATCCGGATATAGACATTACAGTTGATGCATCATGCTGTGCCGGAACCACACCAGATAAGCATAAAGCAGCGCTTGATGTAATGGAGAGCTGTCAAATTAATGTGATCAATAAAAATTAAATTAAACAATGGAGGAAATAAAAATGATGAATAATTTTTTAAATGGGATGTTTGGAAAAATTGGTAGTGGAATGTGCAAGTTATCCATGAGCGGTAATATTGCGGTAAAAACATCTAATGGATATAAGAGTTACAATGTTAAATCCGGTAAGCTCACGAACTGTGGTAATTTCGTGTTTCCTGGAGTAGATGAAAACTTCTTCTTTGTTATTCCAACAAATAGAGTAGCTAAAGGAGACATTATCCTTGTAAATGGTAAACCCAAATGCGTCATCGAAGCAGATAAAACAAAGATCACTGTAATCAATTATGAGGATTCTACAGTTGAAACAATTCTGCCGGAGCGCCATGTATTTATGGGAAATACTTATTTTTATGGAAAGATTGTATCTATGTTCGGAAGTAATCTTGGAAAAGATAAGAACAGTGCAAACAAAATCTTTAAATACATGATGATGTCTCAGATGATGAATGGAGCGGCCGGTACCGGAACTGGAACAGACAATAATCCTATGAACGCTATGATGCCATTTATGATGATGAACGGTAGTATGGGAGATATGTTTGACGGCATGTTTGATTTCAGTATGGACGACGTAGAGTTAGACGAAGATGAAGATGATTTAGAGGAGGATGAATAATTATGGGAAGCGGAAGTTGGAGCACCAGCAGTTTTGTTAACTATTCAACATCAAGAGGATATGATACTGATTCACGAGGAGTAGTTACAGGAAGCTATTCTAATCAGGAAATGTTTAAATCAAGAAATCTTGATTCATCACTCAATCCTAAAAATGTTATCAGGGAATGTTGTGACAGCGAAGAACACCCGAATACTTTACCGGTTATTTTGGCTTTAGATGTTACAGGATCTATGGGCAAGGCAGCAGTAGAAATTGCAAAGAAGCTTAATGAAATCATGACAAAATTATATGGCCAGATTAAAGACGTAGAATTTATGATTATGGGTATTGGAGATTTGGCATATGATAATTGTCCAATTCAGGCATCACAGTTTGAATCGGATATTAGGATCGCAGAACAGCTTGATAAAATTTACTTTGAATTTGGCGGCGGAGGTAACTCATATGAATCTTATACTGCCGCTTGGTATTTTGGTACCAGACATACCAAGCTTGATTGTTGGAATAGAGGTAAAAAAGGTGTGATTATTACTATCGGGGATGAGAGACTTAATCCTTATCTTCCTCGTCGTGAATTAATCAGAACTGTAGGAGACGATACACTTCAGGATAGTATGGGGACAAAAGATTTGTATCCAGAAGCGGCAGAAAAATTTGATATTTACCACATCAATGTAAATCATCGTAATAGTTATGATCAGAGAGGGATCGTTGAGTCTTTCTCAAAATATCTTGATGATAACCATTTCAGAACAATTGATCATCTTGATGATATTGCGGATGAAATCGTAAAAATTGTTGTTGCGGCAGCAGAAAATAATGAACCAGAAATGGTCACATCAACTGTAATTTCAGCAAAAACAGACGAATCAGGAGAGATTGTTTGGTAAGGAGAATATATGAAAGATATAAAAATTGTCATCGGGGCAAACTTTGGTGACGAGGGCAAGGGCAAATTAACAGATTATTATACTAAAAATGCAGATAACTGTATCGTTGTGTGCTCAAATGGCGGCGCTCAGAGAGGACACACAGTATTAAAATCAGATGGAACCCGGCATGTCTTTCACCATTTCGGATCTGGAACATTAAACGGAGCAGATACTTATTTACCGGAGGATTTTATTTTAAATCCTCTGGTATTTAGGGAAGAATGGGAAGAATTGAAAAATTTAGGATGGGAACCTTATGTGTACGTTCATGAACAATGTATGATTACGAATCCTCTTGATATGATGGCAAATCAAATTATTGAACGAAGTCGCGGTAATAATAAACACGGAAGCTGTGGAATGGGGATTTATAACACAATTCAACGATATAAAAAGCATATTGATTCATATTCATTATCATGGGCATATTATATGAACATGTTCAAAAACATGGGAATTAAGTTATCTGAGCAGGAAGAAGAATTATTTCATCCCGTAAAAAATCCTGGGCTTCGAGACCATTACAATGAAGATCTTGATTTTATGATGTCTCATGTACATGTTGTACATAATATTCAATTACTTAATGGATACGACACCATTGTGTTTGAAAATGGTCAGGGGCTTCTTTTGGATCAAAATAATACCGAATATTACCCACATCTTACACCATCAAATACTGGCATTAAGAATCCTGCCAGAATTATAAAGGCTATGAGCTGGACTGATGAGATTAATATAGAAGCTTGTTATGTGACACGTACATATATGACACGGCATGGAGCTGGTGCGTTCCCAACTGAATGTAATAAGGAAGAGATTAATCCGGATATCAAAGATTTAACCAATGTTCCAAATCCACATCAGGATACTTTGAGATATGGGAAGTTAAATGTTGAAGAACTATATGAAAGATGTCAAGCAGACATAATAAGTGCAGGTCTTCCGTGTCAAAAAACATTGGCTATAACTCATTTTAAGGAATATTGGGAGTCAGTTGCACTTATACGTGAAACGTTCAAGAAGAGTAACTGGGGATTTAGTATTTTTCATAAGGAAGAGAATTAAATTGAATAGTATAAAAGAACAAATTATGCAATTATCACAAAGACCAGAATGTATAGATTTAATGCTGCATGACGATTTAAAAGACGATTATCCTTTCAGGACAAATATTCAAGATATAGCATCTTTACTGAGTGGGATATTAAATATTATGCAGCAAGCAAATCTTACTGATAAAGAGCTTGCTGAACTAGAACAATTATATAATGAAAGATATGAAACTAATAAGTCTGGATTGGGAACCAGTAACTGTATTACATGGTAGAAAGGAGATTTTGGATGATTAAATTAAACGACGTAGAAATCAAACTTGATAAATATCCGGATGGAACATTCTTATTTAAAGGTATTCCTCCTATTGGAGGATGGCATAGAAGTATTATTGAATGGTTTTTTGATTCAATGGAAGAATTCGCAGCAGTAGTTTATATTGCACGATATTGTTTGGATCATAAAGTAATACCTTACTTATACATGCCTTATATCCCAGATGCTCGTATGGATCGAGTTAAAAAAGAAAATGAGATATTCACTTTAAAATACTTCGCTCAGACTATTAATTCATTGCATTTTGACAAGGTAGAAGTTTTAGATCCTCATTCTGATGTATCTACTGCATTATTTAATAAAGTGCATGTAGAATCTCCAAATCGAATGATTGAAACTGCTGTTAAGAAGATTGCGAGCAGTAATCTTATGATGTTTTATCCGGATGCCGGATCTATGAAAAGATATTCTTCAGCGGTACATCTTCCATATGCTTTCGGTATTAAGAATAGAGATTGGGAGACCGGAGAAATTAAAGGTCTTGATTTATCAGGTGAAATCAATCAGTTACCAGGTAAAGATATCCTTATTGTAGATGATATTTGTAGTAAAGGCGGAACTTTTTATCACAGTGCTAAAAAGCTGAAAGAGGCCGGTGTAGGTAAGATTTATCTCTATGTAACTCATTGTGAGAATACTGTTTATGATGGAGAGCTTCTGAAAAACAATGGGCTGATTGAGAAGATTTATACGACAGATACGATTCTTACAAATCTTGAAAGTCCTAAGATTGAACTTGTTGAGAAGTTTAGATAAGGAGGAGTTATGAAACCAATTATTAGTCCTTGGCTGATTTATTTGATTGATTTATTTAATAATTTAAAGGGATTACTTAATGTTATATTGATTTTACTTGGATGTGTAATAGTGGGAATATTAATTATTTGGTTTGTATGTTTCATAGATTATAAGGATGAACAGGATGATAATGTTATCATTGTGTGTAAAAAACATTTAAAGAAATTAATTATCTGGCTTGGTATTATTGGTTTACTTTTTACAGCAATTCCATCAAAAGATACCATGTATACAATGCTTGTGCTAGAGAATGTAACTACGGATAACATTCAAGCAATTGGAAAAACTGGTAAAGATGTAGTGGATTATATTACAGACCAGATTGACAAAGTTGTAAATAAGGATGATGAAGAGGAGAATAAGAAATAATGAATACAATGGCAATTTTACTCTCAGACACATATAAACAGATCCATAATAAAATCTATCCGAAAGGACTTACAAAACTTGTTTCCTACTGGACTCCACGAAGATCAATGCTTAAGAATCAGAATAAAATGGTATTCTTCGGTTTACAGGCATTTATTAAGGAATATCTAGTTGATTACTTTAATGAAAACTTTTTTGAACTGATTGCAGCAGAAGTTGAGTATACATATAAATACAGTATGGATATACAGTTAGGAAACAGTTATGACCTGGAGCCTATTATGAAACTTCATAAATTAGGATATCTTCCAATTCAGATTCGTGCTATCCCGGAGGGAACATTAGTGCCTATGGGAGTTCCGTGTATTGAAATTACAAACACACATCCGGATTTTGCTTGGGTGGTACAGTGGATTGAATGTATCCTGCAGGTTGAACTTTGGAAACCATGCGCTCATGCAACAATTGGTCATATGTATAGAGAACTTGCCAATGACTATTATAAAATGACCTGTGATGAATCTTTAAGACCTGAAATGGCCTGCTCTGACTTTGGCATGAGAGGAATGTCATGTATGGAAGAAGCAGTAAGATGTTCATCTGCCTGGTTATTGTCATTTGATAAGACAAGTACAATCCCAGCTATTGATTATATAGATACATATTATGATGCTTGTTGCCAGACTGAAAGAATTGGAGTCGGCGCTGTGTCTACAGAACATTCAGTTATGGCTTCAAATTATGCAGTAGACGGTGATGAAATCACATTTGTAAAAAGAATGCTTACGGAACTATATCCTAATGCATCTTTCAGTATGGTATCTGACACATACGACTACTGGAACATGATTGATAATATCCTTCCAACTTGTAAAGAAGAAATTATGCAGCATAATGGTAAACTTCTGGTTCGTCCAGATTCCGGAGATATGGTAGAAATTGCTGTAAAGACAATTGAGAAACTTTGGAATATATTTGGCGGCACAGTAAATAGCAAAGGATATAAAGTGCTTGATCCGCACATTGGCATTATTTATGGAGACGGATGTACTCTCAATAATGTAGAACAGGTATGGAAAGAACTTAAAGAAAAAGGATTTGCAGCGAACAATATCGTGTTTGGAGTCGGAGCATTTTGCTTCTCAGCAGTTATAGAGCCTGATGGACACATGGTTGTTGTGACCAGAGATATGTTTGGGATCGCTATGAAAGCGACATATGGGATTGTAAATGGTAAACCAATTATGATCTATAAAGATCCAAAAACCGATACGAGTCATCTGAAGAAATCTCATAAAGGATGTTGTTGTATATACCACGATGATAATGGAGAATTGCAATGCATGGATGGATTTGACGATGTATTTGGCGATGGAGCATTAAGTACTGTATTTATAGACGGAAAAGTTTGTAATAAAGAAACATTTGAAGACATTAGAGAAAGATTAAATGGAGGAAACGAAAATGAGTAAAATTACAGACTATTTATTAAAAGATGATGTGATTGTAGTAATGGATGTAGATGGAGTACTTGCCCCGTATGAGTTTTCTGAGTTAAGTCATAGTATGGCTGACGATGAATGGGACAGACTTGTAGCTTCCGGTGAGAACCCGTATAAAGATGTGCGTCCGATTAAATTAATGCAAGAGTTTATTCAGAAGAAAGGTATTGACAAAGTATATACTTGTTCAAAGAGTCCTTCTAGTGAAATCCCTGGTAAAAGAGCTTTTATCAAAGACAATTATGATCTGCCAGATGATAATATTTATTTCACTTTAGCAAAGACAGAAAAACTTACTATGCTTCAGACGCTACAGCAAAAGCTCAGACTTAAACCATCTCAGATTGCAATTGTAGAGGATACAGTAAAAACTTTGGATTATATTCGTGCACATAGTGATTTTGTAACCGTACATGTTTCATCATTTATGGAGTAAAGAGAATGAATTTACAAAGTATTAGTAGATATATAAGTCTTATATTAAGACATAAGCCTGAAGTTATTGGTATTACTATAGATAAACATGGTTGGGCGAATGTAGAAGAACTGATTCAGGGTATTGAGAAGAATAATCCAGAATTTAATATGGAAGCTTTAGAAGAAATTGTCAAAACAGATAATAAGCAGAGATATTCTTTTAATAATGATAAGACTCTGATTAGAGCGAATCAGGGACATTCAATTCCGGTAGATGTAGAACTGGAAGAGAAAGAGCCGCCTAAAATTCTTTATCATGGAACCGGCGAGAAATATGTAACATCTATTGATCAGAATGGATTGATTCCTAAAAGTCGTTTATATGTTCATTTGTCAAAAGATGTTGAAACCGCCAAAGCTGTCGGCAAGAGACATGGTAAAGAAGTTGTTTATTCTATCAATAGTGAACAGATGTACAAAGATGGATACAAATTTTATTTATCTAAAAATGAAATTTGGCTGACTAAAAAGGTTCCAGTGAAATATTTAGTAAAGGAAATTTAAGATGAAAATGAAAAAGACATATTTTTCCGATTCGGTTTCAGATCTTTGTCAAGGGATTGTTGATAAGGTTGATATCTATGAAAAACGAATTAAATATTTAGAAGAAGAAAACAAGAAACTCAAAGATGAGCATTATAAAGACTCTGAAATGCAGAGAATGAAAGCTGAGTTAAAAGAAGCAAAAGAGGATCTGTATAGAGGATTTCCAATTTCTAAAGAGGAAGAAGAACAAATCAGAAAATGGCAGTTGAAACATGACGCTGAAGAACATGGATTAAAAACTCTAGAACAAAAGATAAGAGCCGGAGGATGTTCTGGTGGAAGATATGCATATCACTTTTTCCCTACTGCGATCGGCATGATGGGAGAAATAAAGTGTTCTTCTTGCGGTAAGAAGTTTATATTTAAGGATTTTACATAGGAGAAGATTTATGATTAAAATTATCGAAGGTAATATTGTTAACGCAAAGACAGATTTTATAATTCATCAAGTTAACTGCCAGGGTGTCATGGGATCTGGAGTAGCTAAAGCATTAAGAGATTATGATGAAGGTATTTATATACATTATAGAAAAATTTGTGAGTTTTGTAAGTTTAAGCCGGAGTCGCTACTTGGAACATGTGATGCGTATTTCTTGAAAGATAGCGGTCAAATTGTATTATCTTTATTCGCTCAAGACAAATATGGATATGACGGTAAACAGTATACAGATCTCGAAGCTTTTAGAGAAGGATTAAGATATATTTCACAACATTTTGGGGTCTGGTGTAAAGGAGCAGCAGAAAAAGATCTTCGTCAAATTTCAGTGGCACTTCCGTATAAGATTGGCTGTGGAAGAGGAGGAGCAGATTGGGAGGTAGTTTATAAAATTATTGAAGAGGAACTTAAAGATTATGATGTTGAATTATGGAGGTTTGATGAGTGAACAGGAACAATAATACATTAGAAGGAATAGGTGCATTTACAGTAATATTACTTGCGATTTTTACACTTGTTATTAGTCCGGCATTATCATTTATGTTTGCTTACATAGGTGGATGTATACTGAAATTTTTTGTAGGAGATGCATTAGTCAATGGACTAAATATCATATTTAATACAACTAGATTTACGAAACCAATGATCCCTGTTGTTTGCGCGACAATTGCAACAATTGGTAAATATTTTAAAACAACAGTCAATATGTCAAAACATAAATGACAGTAGGAGTTTTATATGAGAGAATATCATATTTATATGCAGCGTACAAAGTGTGCAGAATGTCATTTTAAACGAATTATATACAAATGGCTCCCGTGGGAATACGTAGGATATGTAGAAGGGACTAAAGAGCTATATACATACTTTAAGTCAAAGTTTCCATATAGTATAAACAGTATTGATTTTTACAATTCATTTAACTATTTTGATGATGAATATTTAAAAAAAGATAATAATTGGTATTTCATGTCTACTTGCCCTCATGAATATCACCGGTATTTAATTATAGACGATCATGGTAATGTACGAGACTTTCATCAGCTTACTAAAAAATATAAAAAGAAAATAATTATACATTATGGCACTCGTGGCGGTGGTTGGAGTAGTCATTGTGCAAATTTAACATCTGATCAGCGGAAAAGCATTACACCGGAAGAAATAAGAGATATAAAAGATGAATATGGTATTACTCTCAGACCTATAAAACCAAAAAGAAAGATAAACCCATATGATCATGAGAGAGGACTTAAAGTATCTGGATGGAAAATGCAGAGTAAAAGAAGAAAACAATGGAAACCAAAGGAGGGCATTTAAAATGATCAATAGTTTTACTGGAGATTATTACTTTTTAAGTAACTTTTATATGGCACCGGTAAGTTATAACGGATGGGACTATACAAATAATGAAGCAGCTTTTCAAGCGCAGAAAACAAAGAATCGTAGACTAAGATTCCAGTTATTTTCTGAAGCTAATCCATCAGAAGCAAAAGCAGCGGGCAGAAAGATTGATTTGAGATCAGACTGGGAAGAAGTTAAAGATCAAATAATGTATGAAATCGTACAGGCTAAATTTAATCAGAACCCAGATCTTAAGGAAAAATTACTTGCTACAGGGGATGAACATTTGGAAGAAGGAAATACATGGGGAGATACAACTTGGGGAACTGTTAATGGTATTGGAGAGAACAGGCTTGGTAGGATTCTTATGAAAGTAAGAAAAGAACTACAGGAGGAATTAAAGTGAAAAAAGTAACTACTATATTAATTCTTCTGCTTATCAGTGCATTTATGTTGACTGGATGCGCTAAATGTATTGATAAGAAAGAAGAAAGTGTGAAAGTTAAAATTGTTAATGAATATTATAAGCCGAAAGAAATTCGTTTCACAGGTATGATTAATCATGTCGCGCAATTTCGAACTGATTATGCCAAATACGAGATTACTGTAGATTACAATGATGTGGAGTATTCGCTGAACGATGAATATACTTATCGTAAATATCATGGAAGAATAGGGCAAACAGTATCTGCAGTATTAATTACTAAAACATATGATGACGGTGATGTTAGACAATACATTGATCGTTTGGGAGGATTATAAGATGAAATATTACAATGGATATTTTAAAGAACTTAAGAATGAAATTGTACAGTGGATCAGAAACTGGTTTGATCAGAATGGACCAGGCTGTAATGCGATTGTAGGAATCTCTGGTGGAAAAGATTCTTCTGTTGTAGCAGCATTATGTGTGGAAGCTCTTGGCAAAGATCGTGTAATTGGGGTACTTATGCCACAGGGACAACAGGAAGATATTTATGCTGCGTACAAGCTTTGTGAATTTCTTGATATTAAATCATATGAAATTAACATTGGAGATACAGTTAGGAGTGTATTGTCAAGACTTGAAGGCTCAGGCATAGAGATTAGTGAACAAACAAAAATAAATCTTCCGGCACGTATCAGGATGTCTACATTATATGCTATATCTCAATCTTTCAATGGAAGAGTCTCGAATAATTGCAATCTTTCTGAAACATATATTGGGTATGAAACTAGATGGGGTGATTCTGTTGGAGACTTCAGCCCTTTAAGAAATCTTACAGTATATGAAGTGAAAAGACTTGGATATGAATTAGGACTTCCTCCGGAGCTTATCGAAAAGATCCCAACAGATGGATTGTGTGGGAAGACAGATGAGGATAATTTGGGATTTACATATGAAATCTTAGACAGATATCTTCGTACAGGTGAGATTGACGATCTGAAAATAAAAGATAAGATCGATAAAATGCACAGAAATAGTCTGTTTAAAATGAAAGAAATACCATCGTATAGCCCTTCTTTAAGAGTGGTTGGTGAATAATATGTACTATTTAATTGTAATAGAAATTCCTTTGACAATTCTTGCCATTTCATATTGTTTAATGGAGTGCATTTCGCCATTCGAGATGTGCAAGAGATGGTTCTTAAATAAGAATTGGTTTGGCAAATTTTACTCCGCAATAGGTGTAATATTGATTCTTCCAACAATCATTTTGTATTATGTAGGATTTGTTTTTATTAGTATTGTATTATTTATTTATATACTTGGAACTAAAAAGGAGAAGAAATAACATGAGACCATATGATGTTGGGCTTGTTTGTGGGCGTTTTCAAACGTTCCACAAAGGCCATGAAAAACTTATTGATACTGGGTTATTACTTTGTGATCGGATGCTTATTCTCGTCGGCAGCGCTCAAGAATGCGGGACAGAACGCAATCCTTTGAATGTCAATACTAGAATCAAGATGATACGTGAAGTATATGGTGATGATCCAAACATTATGATTTATGCATTATCAGACCTCACTGATGAAAATGATATTACTCCAGATTGGGGCAGATATCTTCTTCAAAATGTAGATCGGTATATTTATAAAAATCCAGATGTAATGATTTATGGTAATGATGATAGCCGGAGTGGATGGTTTGATAAGAAAGATTTAAAGAACACCACTGAATTAATCATTAATCGTGAAGAATTGCCTATCTCTGGAACCATGTTGAGAGCACTTATGATACAGGATAAACGACGAGAATGGATGACTTTTGTAAATCCTAAACTACATAAAATGTATGATGAAATTCGTAGTGAACTTATGGAAAGCGTAAATGATGAGAATATTATGCGTTTGAAAGTAAAAGGAGAGAATAATGAATAAGAAACCGGTTCTTTATGTGGATTTCGACGGTACTTTAGTAGATACTAATGCTGCAATTACAGATCTATATAATGAAGATTTTAAATTTTATAATAGTTTTCAACCTGTAAAAGGCGAAGACATTAATACATATGATTTCGAAGAATGTACTTGTGCTTCTAAGGAATATATTAATGTTTATTTTAACCAACCAAGATTCTTTGAGAGACTATGTTTTATGCCTTGGGCGGAATCTACATTGATGGAATTATCTCAATATTATGATATAAAAATCGTATCACATGGATTTTCTCCGAACTTAAAACAAAAAGAAATATGGATAAAAAAGAGATTACCTTATGCAGAATTTATTGGTGTTAACCTAAAAAAATACACAGATAAATCTCATGTTGATATGAGTGACGGAGTTTTTATTGATGATAATATGAAAAATCTTATTACTTCTAATGCCTCTGAAAACATTTGTTTTGGACGTATTTGTGGTTGGAATGAAGACTGGGAAGGCATTAGATTAAATGATTGGTTCGCTGTAAAACAGTATTTTATTTCAAAATTAAATACATAATGGGAGGGTAAAAATATGATTGATTTAAAAAATACGTGTGTTCTGGTCAGAACAAAAGAAGAAAACGAAATGCTCCTTAAAGAAGCTGAGAAACAGGGATTTCATTGGTTCCAAAGAGGCGGTTGCGAACCATTACTAACGCAACGTTTCCCAGATATTTTAAGATTTTATAATGACAAAGATATTGTTTGTGATGCATGTATTAATCCAGATTTCACTATCTATGAAGCATCGGAAATTCTCAACACAAAAGAAATGACAGCGAGAGAGTTTATTAAACGCATTGTAGATATGCGCAAGTGCAGCGGGCGTGAGTGCTCAGAATGTGTATTGGATGCAAGTAATACTAAATGCAAGATGAGTTTGTGTGACACACGCAACTGGGAAAGCAACATTGATGATCTTCTCGAAATTACGAAATCAGGAAGATTTACAATTTCTACAACCGAAGAAAAAGCAATTGAAGATATTGAGAAATTTATTGAGAATCCAGATCATGTAGTAGTAAATGATGAATTTATAGATGCTCTGAAACTGGCTGTGAAAAAGTTGAAAGAAGTTGGAGGAGATGAGAAATGAATAATACTTATTTGGTTACGAGAGAAAAAGATGATGCAATAGTATCTATTATGCTGAATAAATCAGACCATACATATTCTTTTGTAAACTTAACAAAAGGACACATTTGTCCGTGTAGGTTTGCTTCAATTGAAGATGCCATAAAAGATATGAAAGAGAAAAAGGATAATGGAGAAATTGTGGATTATATAAATATTGAAGATATATAAAAGGAGATCTGAAAATATATGAAAAGAATTGCAAAATTTGAGAAAGTAAGCTTAGAAGAATTTATGAAAGATTGGTGTGATACTTTTGAGCTTGACCCTTCAGATGAAGATACAAAAAGTGAAGTAGAGGATATTTATAATAGTATCAAATTGCCAAAAAGAGCAACATCCGGAAGTGCAGGATATGATTTCTTTGCACCACTTACACTTAATATGAAACCAGGTGGAACAGTAAAAGTACCAACTGGAATTAGATGCAAAATTGACGAAGGATGGGTACTGAAATGTTATCCTCGAAGTGGACTGGGATTTAAATACCGCCTGCAGCTTGATAATACAGTAGGTATTATTGACAGCGATTACTATGATTCTGATAATGAAGGTCATATTTTTATTAAGATCACCAATGATAGTAAAAGATCATGGAAGAATCTTAGTGTACATCGCGGTGATGGGTTCGCCCAGGGCATTTTTGTTGAATATGGTATTACTATTGATGATGAAGCAGCAGGAGTACGAAATGGTGGATTTGGAAGCACAACAGAGAATAAGTAGAGGTATAAAACGCTTATGAAAAATAGAGAGAAATTTGCTAAAGAGATTTTAGATGTCGCATGTAAAGGCGGTACGATTGCAGTAACAAAAGATAATAAAGTTGTTGATTGTGATGATATTACTTGCGAAGAATGTTTATTTAATATTAATTATAATGAATGTGATTGTGATAATAATGCTATTGAACGATGGGCTGAATCAGAATATGTAGAAACAATTACACTAAAAGAGAAAATGTTCCTTGATTTGCTTTCTCCTGACTGTAAATATATCGCAAGAAATAAGGATGAAAGTCTTTATGTATATAAAAATGAACCAATACGATGTGAAAGATATTGGACACTCAATAATTTATGTTTTTATTGTATATCAAAAAATGTGTATGGTAGTATGTTTGACTTCATTAAATGGGAAGACGAAAAACCATGGAATATTGAAGACTTGAAAAAATTAGAGGTGAAAGGCGAATAACATATGCTTACAACAGACAGAGAAAAAGCTATATGCGAAAAATATAGTGCATATGATAAAAACCATATGGTTCATTGTAATGAGTGCCCGCTTCGTAAAGGATATCCTGCCCAGTATGACTTCCGGTGCAAAGCGAATAGTCATTACAATGGACATACGCGTGAATGGGAATATGATGATTAAGAAAGGATTATTATGAAGATTCGTTTAAACAGTTCTGCGGATGCTACAACTGTGGTATCTATTGCAAATAAATTTAAAGATTGTGATATTGATGGTAAATTCGGAAGATATATTATAGATCTTAAATCTATTTTGGGAGTATTGTCATTTGGTCTTCCGAAAGTAATTGATGTTACAGTAAGAAGCGATGATAAAGCTTTAGTTAAAGAATTTGAAGATAATGTAATGTTCTGGAGGTGCGATGACGATGGATGAAATGTTAACCCCAACAGATATACAAAAACATCTTAAAATAGGACGTAATAAAACATATCAGCTTATTCAATTAAGTTCTTTTCCTAAAATAAAGATAGGAAATACATACAGGATCCCTAAAGAAAAGTATCTTAAATGGGTATCTGATAATATACGTAAAACAATATTTTTATAGTAAAAAAATGGGAGCTATATCGAAATGATATAACTCCCTTATTTTTAATCAAGTAAATTTATAACTTCTGATTTATGCTTGTTCATGATATGCATATATATATTGTAAGTTGTAGAAACATCTTCATGTCCAAGTATTTCTGATATTACCTTGATATCTACAGGCTGATTCTGCTCCCATCCTTTCTGCAGTAGCATGGACCCAAATGAATGCCTGAGATCATGTAAGCCGAAGCCATCAGATTCAATATCGGCTCTCTTGAGGATCGCTTTAAGCGTCCTGGTAAGAGTTGACTGTGATGGTGGGATATTGTTTTCAGTTACAAATATATGATCATCTCCGGATGCATTTAAGCCAGGGGACACAGTTTTAAGCCAGAGAAGTTGCTCCTTTGCACGATTTGCCAGAGGAATGACTCTGATTGATTTAGGACGCTTTGGTGTGTCTATAAGCCATTGATATCTGTTATCTACTTTGATACGTTCCATTGTCTTATCTATATTAATGGTATTGTTTTTAAAATCTATATCTTTCCATGTGAGAGCATAAGCTTCTCCTATACGCATACCGGTATAAAGAACTAACAGACAGAACCTGGCATTACGTCCATAGATGTAGTCACCTGTCCTTATACCTGGCAGAGCAGAATCTGCTTTCATAAGTGCTGTTTCATAAAATTTCTCAGCCTCTTCTAATGATAAGAAAGAATGTTCCTTTTTTTGCACTGCATATTTTGATTTGTGCGGCATCTTGATCCCTTTTGCAGGATTCTCTGTGATGATATTACAGGATACAAGATAATCAAAGACAACATTGAAGAGAGTGCGTGTCTTTTTAACAGTGCTCTCAGAATATTTCTTTGCCATATTCGTATAGTATGTCTGAATGATGATCTTGTCTATAGCAGCCATCTGAACATCAGCGATCGGATTAGGTTTAATATAGCAGCGATTTGTAGACTGAAGAGTAGCATAGTTGTTCGTCTTGAAGGTTGGCTCCAGTGTCTGCAGGATATTATCTATGCATTCCCCAAGAGTCATCTTACGATAGTCTTTTTGATTGACTCTCATACTCTTAGCTTCAAATTCTTGGATTTTTCGTCTTACGTCAGCTTTTGTTCTTCCTACAAATTCTTTCCGGCTTGTCATACCATCATATTTCTTACGGTATCTATAGTATGTAATGTCATTCTTTGTTACAGTATCCCATGATCCTGAACCTTTTTCTCTTCTTGCCATATACATCCCTCCGTTGTACGAATTTATACTAATTTTACTTACAAAATAAAAAACTTTACTTTTTTCCAGAATTATGATAATATGAATCATGTGTTAAGTAAATTATAGCATATGGATAAGGATGAAGCAATATTTATTCCCCCTTATCAATGTGAAAAATATAATATTCCCCCTTATTTCCCCCTTATGAATTAAATTTAATAGGGTGAAAGGGGTACAAACTAACACGACTAGGTATCAAGTTTGATAACTGAATATCTCTTATGAAACGGCTTCAAAGCCAGTAAAATCAATACTTTCCAGTGCTTATAAGGGTTTTGGAAGATTGATTTTCGAAGTTTGCACCTGTAGCTCAGTGGATAGAGCAGTGGTTTCCGGTACCTATGAAAAATCGACTTAAAGCCTTATAAAACAAGCATTTCTTAAAAATCTTCACCCTTATTTCACCCTTATCAAAAAGAAAAGAGGTAGTTAAAAATGGCAAGAGTAAGAAAAGTAGAGTTCACATCAGAAGAAATTAAATCAAAAATTACATCTATAGAAGAACAGATTGCAAAACTTACAGAAGATATTAAAGGCTTGAGAGCACAGAAAAAAGAGCTTGCTAAAGATCTTATTGCAGCAGAGAAGAAAGAGACAGCTGTGAAAGAAGAGCAGGCTATGAAGGATCTTGCTAATTTACTTAAAGAAAAAGGATTAACTGTAGAAGAAGTTAGAAATATCATTGACAAATAAAGAAGAGCGGAATAAAATATATGTATGATAACTTTTAGGTTGTCGTACATACACATACACACTTTTTTCCAATTAAGCAAAAAAATAGACAGAAGAGGTTATACTCAACTGTCTATTTTTTTAAACTATATTTCCATCTTCATCTCGTAAATACCATTCCATATCTGAAGCTTTAATATCTGGAACAGTCTCGAACACTTCACAATCTTTGTCGCACCCGTCTTTCATACAGGTACATACCATTTTTACTTTTTTGAAGTGCCCAGGGAATCCTTCATACTCAACTCTCCATAATCCATTATAATGGAGTAATTTGCAGAATCCTGGTTCATATCCATATCTTGTCATTGCGTTCACCTCTCTGAAAGAAGTATAACATAAAAGTAAAAAAATGGGTAGCCAAGCATAATGCCTGACTACCCATAAAATTTTATGCGGTCATTTCATAATATTTTTCTTTAATATCTTCATTAATAAAATTTAGATTATCTGATGATATATCAGATGCAAATTTCCAATAATATCCACGTTTGGTTAATCTATCTTTATTTGAACTATTTGTAATTGTTGATCGGCTTTCTGATGTTTCATTAGTTGCCATATTCATGTTATTAAATATATTTATAATTTGCTTATTATTGTTAAGTTGAATAATAGGTTTCCCACGTTGTAATAGTGGTGGTAATTTATCATAATATGTATCGCACCATCTATATCCATGTGAAGAATTTTTCCGAATATCAGCATAACAATTAGACACATCCAAACATGAACGATTAATTGGTATATTTAATTTTCTAACTGCATCAGAAATACTTTCATACTGATTAATAAATTGACCATCTAATGTATATACATAAATTGTTTTCTTATTAGTGCTATTATGAATATCTTTTATAATTCTGTCATCGTTTTTATACTTCCATTGGAACCCAACAGCGGTAGGAGCCAGCTGCCTGCATGCATTTGATATACAATAAGTTTTATAATAATCAGATGCTTCTTTCAGACTATCCCACTCTTTGATAAAGTTACCATATAAATCATATTGTAAGATAGGAGTACGACAATCATAAGGTATATATGGTTCTATTTTTGGTATAGGATTTTCTTCATATTCTCTCCACATGAATCCCTTCCATGTACGGCCTTCTTGAGATAGCGCCCAACGTATTCCACTACTTTCTTTATTTTGATTTATTTCTAATGCAGCGTTTCCTATGCTAGGATATGATTTAATAAATTTTCCGTTTAGATCATATTGAGCAATTTTTACACAGTGGCCACCAACAAACATACCACCAGAAGCAATATTGTATCCATATTCTGGTTGATTAGATTTCAAATATAAAATAATTTCTTTTTCTAATTCTTCAGCTTCAGTTTGGTTTAAGTTTGAGGCAATAATTTTATGTTCGATGTTGTCCCAGCCATATTTTTCAATTGCTCTATAAAACATTTGTGTCTTATATCCAAGCCCGTTCATCCATCGTATTTTAGGATGTCTCGAAGTAATTCCTACATAATACTTATCATGTCCATATGAATTTATTTCTTTTGGGACAATATGTATATATAAGTAAAATTTCAGTGAATCAGTAATCGTATTTTTACAATAATCATAAATTTTTTGATTTATTTCAGGTGATAAAAATTTATTTTCCATACAGCCTTCCCCATAAAAAATAATCCCTACATAAATGCAAGGATTATTTTTTAAAACCATTGTCCATTAAATCTTGATAGTTTTTTAATACGAATTCCATAGAAGCAGTAACACGACCATTGGTCATCCCGTTCTGATCAAGAATTTTTTCATATTTGTCATACAAATCAATAATATGTTCGTATTGTTCTTTGTTATAATCTCTGCCATTCATGACAGCATTAGAGAAATCTAAAATAGTTGTTCTTATATCATCAATCTCTTTATTGATAAGAAGCATCTTCAATTCACCAATGGCATCCTGTAAGACTTTCTGATTATCTTCAAGTTTATCTCTAATAGTAATAGACTGACCATGATAATCATGCTGAGACTGTTCAAAGTCAGCAATTTTCTGTTCCATATCAGAGAGCCTTTGTTCTAAAGCTTTCTTCTGCAGAGATGCTTTAGTTTCAAGCCCAAGCGCATCAAGAAGTTTTTCCCATCCAGCTCTTAAAGCTATGACAAGCATTGCACAAAGAAGTATAGATATGATCACATTAACTTCTCCAAATTCATGGATCTTCTGTATCTGTTCGATGCCCATGATATACCTCCTTATGCTTTAGTAATATATTTAGCTGACACATAGCCGCTGTATTTCTTAGCGATTGATATTTTGTACCATTTAGCACCCTGAGAGTCTTTAGTCTCTCCAAGAACATCGACAAGATTATCTTTATTCAGCTGAGGATACTCTGGAAGCAATGGCTGTCCGGTACCAGGTTTCTTACGAACATTCAGTTTGCTTGCAGTTACCTTTCCTACAAAAGGATATGGTGATTTCGGTTCTTTTTTATTAGGGTTCTTAATTCTGCCCTTTTCAACATAACCAAAATATTTACCTGCAATTCTTATATGATATCTTGTTCCTGATTCACCAACAACATCAACAAGATTACCTGCATTAAGTTTTGGATATGTACTTAACTTAGAAGATCCTGTAGCGCCTGAGAACACATCTGTTCCGTTAGTGGTACAAGAACCTACCCATGCAGTATAGGATTGATCTACGGGCTGATTAGACGCATTAGGAGCTGAATTAGAGTTAAGAATAGATGTGACGAGAGAGTAGTCAGGACGACAGAACTTTGTTCCTGGCAGCTTGGAATTGTAATAATACTTAGAACATACACCACCACCATTTGGAACGATGCCTGACCCACCAGAAGTATTTCCTTCGATAGTGAAGAATGCATCTCCATCAACCTTAGTAACAATACCTGTATGAGCAAATGTACCGCCACGATAGAAGATTACGATATCTCCACGCTGAGGATTAGCATGTTTTGTGAAAAGGTTTCCCAGAGTCGGGCAGTATACATAGGGCCAATGTTTCAGAAGCTTTTTGGCTGTCTCTAAGCCGAATGTTTTCATCATACACCAAGAAACAAAGCATGCACACCAAGCCTGTGTCTGATACTGTGGATATACGTCTCTCCAGTATTTAGTATAGTTATTGTAACCTGCATTCGCAGTCTTATCATCAAGCTGAGAGTTAGATTTCTTTTCGAGATAACCAACTTCAGCTCTTGCAGTAGCAATAAGAGCATCAATTGCTTGATCAATTGTTATAGAGGATGTTGTAGGTTTTGTAGTGGGTTTATTTGTAGAAGTGGAAGAAGTTTTAGAGAGATATTTCTTAGAGAAGCAGACGTTAGTATCAAACTTTTTGCCTGCCAGACCAGGCACTGTACCTCTGTCTGTGTACTGGAAGAAATCACATTTAATAGGTGGTTCATGATATGAATAATCTGATTTATAATGAGCTAACCAGAATACATAGCCTTTGTTTTTTACAGAAGAGTACATATTTTTGTAATAATCTGTATTAGCATAATATCCTGGAGTATATCCTGCTTTTTTAACTGTTTCGCAGAATTCAATAGTAAAACTATCGCATTCTTTTGCACCAAGTTTTACACCTTTCTTGGCAGCTTTATTAATAGTATCATATTCAAAATCTGCAAATACAATTTTAGGTTTGTATGCTTTAATTACTTCTAAGCATTTATTAGCGTTTGCCTTGACTTCTGTAAGATTTGTAGCATATATAAACCAATATACAGCTACAATATTGATATTATTCTTTTTACAGGCTGCGGCATATTCATTGAATTTGGAATCAATAGTAGTTCCATATCCGGCACGGAGAATGATATTATCGTAACCGGCTTTTTTGATTTTGGCAAAATCTAAAGTATCCTGCCAAAAGCTAATATCTAATAATTTTGTTGCCATACTTATGCAACCTCCTTTTCGTATTGAGCATCATAAACTTCTTTTAAAACCTATATATATCCAGCACATGTGTGAGATCGTTCACATATAACATCACTTAATTTTCATAAAAATAGAGAGCCTTGTCATGACACAAGACTCCCATTATAAAATCTATCTTTTATTTACCAATTATTTCCATATTTACCAATTGTTTACTAATGAAAATATACCATATTACATATATAATTTTCATACCATGACCAGAAAGGAGGTGGAAAACAATGGCATTATATGAGATTAAAAATTACATCAAGTTACTCTGTATAAGGATTGACCACATCGAAAGTTATGTAGTAGATGAACTCAATACTTCTGATGAAAAAGAAATAAATGACTTCATTAAAATGTATAAGTATCGAAGAGGTCTAAAGATTCTTATATTTGAAATGGCAGATGATGTACATATTATTACATATGAACAGATGCAAAGTTTCATACATACGCTACATGTATTTGATTACATCAGGCAAATCATTGAGAATGAAACAAATAAACTTGTAGTTGTCAACGACAGTGAAAGTCCTGATGCGTTGCAAACTGATTCATATTTACATAAGTTGTTAGACTTGGGTAAGTAAGAGGGTAGTATTTACTACATTTTCCTCAATATGTATTAATATGTAAATTGCACTGACCTTATGAGATTTAATATGATAATTAAGGGAGGAATGAACAAGGAGTATATAGCTTTAATTGTTAGTCTTTATTTCTACTAATATCCAAAATCATTCTTTACTTCACTTATTTGTGAAATCTCTAAACAGGTCAGTGTTTTTTTACATAGTATTTTTATATTTTGGTGAATTAACGAGCTAGTTCCTTTAACATATTTAATTCTGATTCAGAGATAATCTCAAGCGCCCATTCGTCAGGTACAAAAATCTCCATACGCTTTTTCATATTGTGTTTTCTATAATATTTATTCCAAAAGTAATAATTCCCTAATGCACGAGCTTTATGCATAATACAGATAAAAGTAGCTCTTGCATTAGGAGTTCCGAATACTTGATAATTATATGCTGAACACCATGAGCATCCTTCACCGATTGGGCAATTAAAGCATTCATCTGTGCTCTGAGTTCTCCTATCAATAGAATTCAGACAATCTAATCTGCATTTATAACAATCACAATATCCTATACCATTATCTACGTCCCCGATAGAATATGGCTCCTGTCGGCCATTAAGAGAAGATTCCATATATCTAATACACGGAAAAATATGGCCATCAGGAGAACATGAAATCATAGCAGATCCTGTCCCACCACACCAATTTTGAAGTTCTGATGCATCTTTGGGCTTAAAAAAGTCATCATTATATAGCGAACAGAAAAAATCATGTTCAAAGTCATAATTCTGTTCTAAGAAATAATCAGATATGCGTTTCATTTGATCGTATAAAACAGTTGCATGTATTTGGTTCCATCCTTCTTCAAATACACAATTAGCATTGATCTCATCGTAACCTAAATTTGTCATATGAACTATTGCATCATAAAGATAACTGATATTACCGGGAGCAATTGTGATTTTACTTCCCATATAATAACCCTTTTTCATCCAGTCAGTTGCAGCATCAACTGCTAAATCATAACTAGGGCTTCCGTCTGGAAATATCCGACATGAATCATGTAATTCTTTATTGCCATCTATTGTAACTGAGAAAGATAATCTATTAGCCCATTTTCGTAAAAAAGACTGTACTTTAGGTTCTCTATATAAAGTGCCATTAGAACATATAGAGAACTTGGTTTTCATTGCCCAGGGATGATTGAGTTCTATCAAAGTATCCATAATGTAAGTGCAAATCTGATCTATAAGATCCACTTCTAAGAATGGTTCACCACCGATAAAATCAACTACTAAGCCTGGTGATTTTTCAGGATTAATATATTTAGAAAAACCTTTTTCACCTGATACTACCAAATCAAAGAATTTTTTTGCTGTTTCAAATGACATTTTATTTTTCCCTTTATGCCCTTGATAGCAATAACTACATGCAAGGTTACAATCATCAGTCACTTGAAAAGTAATATTTTGGGTTAAAATTCTTTGTCCATCTTCTGTTGTAGGTTTTTTAGGAGGATATAGTCTAGCTATTTGATCAGAGTATTGTTCATGCTTTCTCATTCAACGCCCTCGATTTCACAATTACATAAAATATTTATAATAAAATCATCTGTTCCACTTGGAATAGTCCATGTATATTTATGACCTTTTAATTTTTCAGGAACATATTCTCTTTCAATTTCGGCAGCAAGAAGAGAATATTTAGCTTGAAGTTCTGCTCCTTGATGATTGTATTTTTGAAATACTTCACCATTTATAAGTTCTGCATCATTTGGATGGGATTCAATCAGTCTTTGTATTACATCCTTAGTAAAACCTAATTCAAAATTTATTCTCTCTAATTCAATTGCTTTTTCTCTATCAATTTTAACAATAATTTTTCTCATATCTGTTTATTCCTTTCTATCCTTAACACAAATTAAACTTCTTTGGTTTCTGTTTCATTTTTGGTAGTTTCATTGTTTCCTGGTTCCGATTCCTTTTTTGATTCTTCTATAGGAATAGTTTTATCTACTATTAATGAAATACTAATAATACTTCGTTCGTTAGAAATTTCTTCTGAAATACTATCAATTTTCATGCCATTATAATCTTTTTGAGTATTTCCATAAATGATTCTAAAGCCCGTTCTATTGTCTCCTGCCAGCATGTCTTTGATTGTTTCTAAAGATTTATCAGGATTAAAAATAACAATAGAAGAAATAGTGTTTCTGTCTAAATCACATCCTAATCCATCTTTAAGGCTATCATATGAATATGTGTCATTTGCACGGGTAATAGTTAATTCTTGTCCATCTTTTAAAATAAGTTTCATATATTTTACCTCCAATATTAAATAAGAGGTCTAATTAATTTAGACCTCTTTCCAAACTCCATTTACTTTAACATAAGCTTTTGCATTTGATACTCTGGTGATTTTACAATATCCATTTCCTTGATGTCCATGTAATTCTGTACCACCACTTGGACTAGGCATGGAATTTATTCCGGCAATAAGAGATGTATCAGCTAAATAATAGGTAGAATTTACAAAATTTCCAGAGGGATAATTGGCAGCAGTAGCAGAAGTGTATACATAACCTGAACCTCCGCCACCCCAACGTCCATCAGAGTCAGAATCATTGTCATAGGCTCCACCGCCGCCATACCAACCGCCGCCTCCTCCACCGGAAGAGTAACCGCGGTAATAAGAGATTCCGCCAAAGCCGAATCCTGCGCCATAACCAGTTGGAGCAGTTGAATAATTCCACACACCACCTGGAGCTGTTTGAGTAGCACCATATCCACATCTATAGCCGCTGGTATCTCCATTAATATGGTTATAAAGTCCATCTCCACCAATTTCTCCACCGCCACATCCAGCAGTATAAATTGTTTGGTTACTTTCAGTGTAGTTGTAACTGGAAGAAGTAACACCAGCGCCACCTCCGCCTCCGGCAACAATTATACGAGCATAAAGAGAATCTCGCCCTATTCTAATATCAGTAGCTCCACCACCGCCAGAGCCAGAGAGGTATCCAGCTCCGCCACCATTGAAACCTCCAAGGTGAAAGTTGCTACAAGTACTTCCATTAATAATAATATTGCTATAGGTTCCGTTAGCTCCAACGCCTTGACCTCCTATATATACATATAGTGTAGTCGTAGAAGCAAGAGTTAATGTTCCTTTAGCGTAACCTCCAGCTCCTCCATAATAATTACTATAATTGCCCCCTTGAGCACCCCAACATTCCAAAATGTATTTACCTGCAGGAAGATTTATTTGCTGCATGGCTCCAGTATAAGAGACATTTATAGTGCCAGAAGCATTATCATATATTTTATTATTTTGTTTTACAACAAAAACAGATGGTTTTATTACAGAGTTGACTTTAGAATAAAAGCAAATATTAGGTTTATAAGATGTAATTCTGCAATACCCATTTCCGGTATGACCTGTTTCGGATGTTCCAGTAGGAGATATAAATGATTGATCTCCGCCGATAGTTTGGGCATCAGTTAAATAATATGATGAGTTTAACAGACATCCAGATGGATAATTAGATGCAGTTGGTCCGGTATAAACATATCCAGAACCTCCACCGCCACCACGGTCATCGTCTCCGGAACCATCTGGATATGCGCCGGATCCACCGTACCAGCCGCCACCGCCAGCTCCACCATATCCGCTGGAATAATAAACTCCATTACCACCGAAACCGAAACCGGCGTAAGCGTCTGAAGTTGAAGACGCTGTATGAGATTGAGCTGAACTAGAAGATTGCCAAGAGTTTCCTGTTTGAGTTCCTCCATATCCTCCAGATCCATAACTTTCGGAAGAAGTACCTCCATTTACTCCACCACCGAACATTCCGTGTTTATTAGAAGCTCCATCAGAACCTCCACCCCCAGCTACAATAACTCTGGCTAATAGAGAATCTTGACCAATACGGATATCAGTGGCTCCGCCGCCGCCTTTATATGTAGATCGTTTTCCACCACCATTGAATCCTCCATTATATATACCATTTGTAGCACTATCTACTGAATTTCCGGATCCACCAACATAAATATATACATTAGTGTCTTTCATAAGAGTCAAATATCCAACAGAATATCCACCTTTTCCTCCATAATCAGAAGAAGAACGGTAACCACCTTGTGCGCCCCAAACTTCTAATTTATGTCTTCCTGGTGAAAGTGTAACCGTCCAAACTTTTCCTGTATAACCATAATTTTGTATAACTTCTTTAGCAGTACCATAGGTTGTACCTATAGAGCAAACAGATGTGCAGTTATTATTACATGTGCCAGAGCAAGTTCCGCTACAAGTACTATCGCAAGAACCCCCACATCCACCAACACAAGAACCAGTGCAACCACCAGTACAAGTATTATTACATGTATTGTTACAATCATTTTTACATGCTTGAGTACAGGTACCTTGACAATCATTATTACATGAATTGGCACAAGTAACAGTACAAGTACCACTACAAGATCCGGAACATCCATAACAATCATTATTACAAGAATTGGCACAAGTGGCAGTACAAGTATTTGAGCAACTTCCTGAACAAGTACCGGCGCAATCGTTTGCACAAGTGGATATGCAAGTACCAGAACATGTTGTGTTACAGTCCCAACTGCAAGAAGTGCTACAACCGTCATCACATGCACTTGCACATATTGCGCTACAAGTACCGGTGCAATTACTTGCGCATAAAGTACCACACCCGCTACAACTTTGACCACTTGCAGTGGTTTGGCAACTTGTAGAACACGCAGTACCGCATCCACCACAATTACCAGAAGAAGTGGTAGAGCAGTTGTGTGCACAAGAAGTACCGCAATTATTACTACAAGCCATAAGCCTCACCGTCCTTTCTATTTTTATTATCCTTCATAAACAATCCAAACATCTCCATTTTTTCCTTCAGAAGCAGCAGGCTCTTTATTTGATACATGAATACCGATTTCGCCAAGTGACCATGATACGTTTCCTGATCCGTTTACTGACTTACCAGTATTTCCTACAGTAATAGTTCTTGCTGTTCCCCAGTTTGCGGTTGTAATATTCCCTGAACCATCAAAATTAGTTCCATTGATAGATCTTGCAGTAGCTAATTTTACAGCTGCATTTGCATTTCCTCCGGCTGAAGATGATCCAGCATAATTATGTGTGTGTGAAGCAGGCGTAAAAGTAGATGGCTTTCCAGTAATTTCACCCCAACTATAACTTGGTTTGCTACTTGCCTTTGCCCAAGCATATACATCACTTGCAGGACGAGCATTTGAAAGACGAGAATCGTTACCAGCGCAAGCAGTATCAGCAGAAGTTCCAAGTGGTCTCCAAGTATTAGTGTCTTGTGTCGTAATCGTACCAGTTGTATTATTACCTTTTGTATACGTAATTGTTTTCCCGTTTACAGATAATCCCTTTATGTATGTGGTATTAATCTGTTGTCCTGCACTGTCCTGAGTTGCTTTAGTGGAGGTATCAGCATTACCAGTTAGCTTTCCTACAAATTCAGACGCATAAAGTTTACCTAATACTCTGGCTGCACCTGAAACTATAAGATCTTTAAGCTGTGCCATAGTATCATCCTCCTTTCTTAAGGTTTTTTATGTTTCTATAATAGAGTTAGAATAGATTGTGTCATTACCTATTCCAAATAAATTTCTTTCATTATATCCAATATAAGCTCTTGGATTTCTCATGTACCATGTAGTAGTGGCAGTATCAGCATTCGTCTTTAATCCAATTCCGTCATAGACAGAAATATCTACATGCTGAGTATTCTTTTCATGTGCATTAATAGAACCCCATGTAATTTCTGTCCATGTATTAGCAGGAATAGAAAAGTACGTAGGGGTTCTAAAATTTACATTATCATTATCATTTCCACCTTGAATAGTAACTCCAGATGGGACAGTATTATTTACATCTATCTGTATACCATGTGCTGTAGGAACAAATACTTCTATCTTGATTCTGTAGATACATCCGTAAGGAACAATGATCTGTCCATTTGTTATAGCAAAACCAGCTCCCCATGAAGCATTTGCTCCGCCAGGAGAAGTAATAGTATACTGATTACTTGATGGTCCAGTAATTGTTCCGCTAGAATAATTATCAAATTTTTCTAAGCTGAGAAAGTTGTGTCCTCTGAGCATTCCGTTCTCAGTTATTTTGTTGACCTCAATAATCCCTGACTTCTCGAAACTCATATTAAATCACCACCTTCCAGTAATTTAATATTCCACGATTTCTCCTGCAGAGATGAATCCGTTCGCAACGTGAAGAGCCGAATTTTCGAGGGGGGGGTAGAAACAAAGTACTCAGCAGGAATCAACTTTGTGTCCCAAAATTTTGCAGTAATTGATGTCTTCCCGTCTGAATAATTATTATATCTAACACGCGCCATATGACATCCTGCATCTATAGTGTACTTCCAGATTCCTGGGCTAATCCAATTCCCAGAATGAAAGCATACTGGATTTTTATATCCCATATATGATGGATTATATGTTTCAGAAATATACAACCAAATAGTTACTTTCTTTCTTTCGGTGCCATGACCAGAATTCCATGCGGTATCAGTTTGTGATATTAAATAATAAGTTTCACCTGGGTTTACTTGAGCATATTGATCAGTATCTCTATAATCATCTGTTGATGTACCAGTTAATATATAAGGTGTTGTTTTCGTATATTTTTCTGAGTTAACCAATAAATTAGTGCCAGCGCTTTCATAAATAGCACTGGTACTAATGATTCCACTTTTATCAAAACTCATATCATACCTCCTTAAATTCACCTTGAGTCATCAAAACGCCGGTATTTGTGAGTGATATAGGTGTGTTATATAATTCTTTTACATCAGCTGCAGAAAGGGCAGTAGCATACATACGAAAATCTGAGATACTTCCTCCAGTCCATTTATATTCTGCTGCAGTATTCCAACCGCTAATAAATAATTGAGATCCGCTTATAGCTTTATATGTTTTCGCATTACCAACGGCAACTCCATCTATGTATAATGTTGTAACAGACCCATTCCCAGTAATAGTATAGTGATGCCATTGGTTATTATTATATTTACTTAATACTATATTAGTACCACCACTTTGGAATGGATTTTCAGCACTGTCTCCAGTGTTCCAGCAAATAGTTCCACTGTTCGGATATAAATTAAGTCTATTTCCATCAGCAAATCCAAATGCCATACAATTGTCTATATTAGATTTTTTTGCCCAATATGAAATGGTATAGCTGTTTGAAAATCCAGCTGTAGTAATAGTACGATTTATATAAGTAGAAGTATTATCAAAAATATAACTTATATCGTATCTTGGACTTGTTCCATCTGAACTAATGCTTCCTGTAATACTTGCATTATTTCCAAAACCAGAAACATCAAATTCTGTATTTGTATTATATAAAGCCGGATTGTCACTAGGGGCAGGAGTCCAAGAAGTGGCTTTTGTGCCTTCTTCTAGCTTAGGATGCCACATTTCAAGTTTAGAATTCGCAGAGAATCCGTATCCATATATATAAAAACTAAAATTTTTACTCCAATCTACATCATTGTTAAGTGGGACTTTTGCTGATACAAAACTCTCTACTCCACTAGAAATGTTGCTAATTAAAAACTGACCTGCATAAAAGTTTGGAGATGTAGTTCCTGTTTTATAATAATAAAATCCACCAAATAATTTAGTACCAGCACCAGTAGCCTTTACCATAGTTGAAAATATATAAGAAGTATTTTTTTGCGAAATATTTAGAGATCCACCTTTTGAAAGACCAAATCCTTTCCAATTTCGCGAACCATTAGTTTCATCGAACACATAATGTCTAGTTGATACGTCTAAATAGGCATGATAATTAATAGTAGGATTGGAGATTCCACTATTATATCCACCCCAACCATCTCCATAAGTATTATATGTTTTATTATTTACAGTGAATGAATTGCTAGTATAATAACTTTCCCATGCCGATTTTAATAATAAATTCCTTCCACAAAAATACCCATCATTTCCACCGAGTTTATAATGCAAACATAAACCTTTAGATATTTCTTTTACTTCTTTTGGGGAAAGACAGTGATCATATACACGGATATCATTTAATTTACAAGTTGGCCTGTATTCTCCACTTGTATAATACGTTGTGCTCCAATTAAATATATCTATGTAATCTGCCTTAAAAGCATTAATATAATTATCTAAAGTATATTCTACTTTACCATCAACCCATAACTTTAATTGTTTTTTACTTTTGCTATATGTTAAGCACAAATGATGCCAAGCGTTTTTGATATTGGTAGTACCATAATATGTACAAAATGTCCTGTCATTTCCAATACCAGTATTACAACTAATTCTATAATCTGAAGTAGACATTTGTTTAACAGTTATCCCGACACCAGTATTGTCACTATGTGAATGATTTGTAATTAAACCATTAGCCGTATCCCCGATAGTGCCAGTTACATAAGCCCAACAACACATACTAATATCTTCACTAAAAATAAAAGTAGAAGAACTTCTTAAGGTGTCTGCTTTGCCAGAGGCAGTTCTTTCATAACACTTTCCAATCTTACCGGAATTATTTATTGATAAAGCATTGTTGTTATTAATATAATTAAAAGTTGTTCCACTGACACCCTGATTATTAATATTTCCATTAAGAGGTAACCATACTTGTAAACTCATACAACCACCTCCTTATGAAAATACGAAATTGAGACAAGCATTAGTTGAATCATATTGTAATAACACTTTGTCAGCTATTTTTACGTCTGTACTATACATATGGTCAATATAAGAAGAACTAAAATACCATGAAGAAGTACCTAAAGCACTATGTCCAGAACCACGTGAACCAGATTGATACGGGATAATACCGGATGATGTGGTACGAATCCAATCAGATGCAGATCCATCTGGTTTCGCCATGCCGTAATATCCATTTGCACTTATAGCACCCATATAGTTACCATGAGAGTGTCCTTTTGTTGCTGCATAGCTTGTATAATTGGAAGAATCTAATACTTTTCTCCAAGACTGCCATGTACCATTATTTTTACCTCTTAATGCAATTTGTCCCGTTCTATAATCCTGGTAAATTTGAGCTACCCAAGAAGAACTGTATGCTTGAACAAACGCTGCGCCATCAGATATATTATAAATTCCTGATGTTTCAGTTACATAATAATGACCATTAGAAGTAGCGCTATTTACCGCAGTTCCAGAAGAAGTAGTATTAATAAATCCAGAAAGATTAGAGGCAGTAGTAGCTGTAGTAGCATTACCTGAACAAGAAGCTGAACTTCCTGTTATATTAATACCCCAAGTACCAGATGCGCCTGAACCACTTTTTGTAACCGTGTAAGAAGTGTAATTAGAAGAGGTAAATATAGTTTTCCAAGCTGTTGTTCCGACACCTTCACGATAATATATATTACCATCGGAACTGAAACCTAATTGGGAGGGATAATCACCACCATGCCTATTTAATGAAATAATGGCATTTGCATTATTTGAAGCAGGCATATTGTTTGCCAATCCCTGATTTACATTATAATAGAATTCAACCCTTCCATCAGCTGCTTTTGCCGGAACTGCGCTTGAAGACATTGTTGCCGTAATATAGTTGTGCGTATGACCAGATGTCGCGAACTGAGATTTATGAACAGCGCGCATCTCGTTACCATTCCAAGCCGCAAGCCATGTATAATCTCCGTAATTTAATCCTGCTTTAGAATATGAAAAAGTTGTAGCCGTACCATTATTAGAGTCTTTAACATTAGATGCTGATGTTGCACTTCCTGCTGAAGTAGCATATTTTACAGATTTATTTGCATCAGCAGTATTATCAACATTCCCCAAACCAACTTCGCTTTTAACATGCGTATGTACTTTCTCAGCCTTTTCAGCTAATTTACTATTTATCTCAGTCTCGGTATAATAACGTTCATCATGATTATGAGATGCTGGTGGATAACTACTAGGCTTTCCAGTAACTCCAGACCACGGTACAGAAGTAGCAGTTCCGGCAGTATATACTGAATAACCAGCCTCAGAAGATAATTTACTCTCATCAACAACATAATACATTTTTTCAGTCTTAGTTACCTTTATAGTGTCACCGAGTTGCACATTAGCAGTAGTAAGCTTAAATCGTGCAGTATCGTCTGCAACAATAACCAGACGTTCTAATGCTCCCTGTGGAAGCCTTGCAATATCAATTGTTCCGAAAAGTTTTGAAGCATTGAGAGAAGTGATAGTGGAATCGTCATGATTATGAGCTGAAGGTGTAAATGTAGATGGTTTATTAGTGATTCCAGACCATAATACAGAGTTTGCGCTTGCGGCAGATCCAGAGATATTTGCAGTAACTGTATTTGTAGTAGGATTATATTTAAAATTGTCATTATAATTTCTTTTTGTTTCTGTATAATTATCAGAAAACCATACATGTCGAGCTATATCAGCCTGTCCAATTTCAGCGCTTACATTTGTTGCAGTCGTAGCTGTTCCTGCAGTAGTAGCACTATCTGCTGTATTAGCATGTTTTACTGATTTATCTTTGTCGGCAGTATTATCTACACTTCCGAGTCCTATTTGTGCTTTTGTATGAGTATGATCAGCAGGAGAGTATGCATTAGAATTTGTATATGCTGCAGATCCTAATCCATGAATTGGCACAGTAGTTTTAACACCGTCTACAGTAAGAGTAATTTTACCGTTTTCAGTGCTTTCTGAAATACTCACTGATTTAACTGCTTTTGCTAAAATAATATATGTTTTACTCGATGTATCCCACCGATAGATTGTATTCGTTGCTGTATCTATATAAATCGCATTTACATCCCCAGTAGATGGGAACAGCTTATTGGAAGCATATGGAAGTATTTCTTTTTTATCTGTTACATTACTCTCAATATACGCAACTAACTCAGTTAGTCCTGTAAGATCAAGAAATTGTTGCTTCATTTTTTTATTTCACATCCTTCCTATTTGCTAAAATAGGAAGAGAGCATTGCAGCTCTCCTCCCATGAATTATTCCTTATTAAATAAACCTTTAATAGCTTCGGTTGGGATAGCTTCATAGCCTTCACCAACAAGTCCCTGAAGTGCAGTAATATCACTTGTATTCTTAGCAATCTTTGGTTTTTCAGTACCAAGGTCTGTTTCTACAGCAGTGATCTTACCTTCAGCAGTGTCCATTCTGCCTTTAACAGCGGTAATATCTTCTGCATTCTTTGTATCAGCAGCTTCTAATGTAGGTACTTTCTTTTCAAGAGCATCAATTCTACCTACAGCAGCTGTTAGATCAGCAGCTTTTGCATACTGAGAAAGATCAGAATCAGCAAGTGCTTTAGACACATACTCCGCAATATAATGAACTAAATCTTTGGATTCTGCTGTATCTGGTAGAGTGCCAATGAGAGTTTTTAGATTTGCGATATCTTCTTTATTAGTTTTAATCTGAGAGTTCATTGTGGCAGCATCAGATACATGAGAGTCAATCCAATCAGAAAGTTCTTTAAATGTATCTCTACTTTCTGGTGCTCCCGCAATAAGTTTTGCAACTGCATCGGCTGTAGCCTTTTTTACAGAACCCTCACCTGTACCATTAAGAACACCAATAGCTTCTGTATTAGCTGCTACGCTTGCTTTTAATGTAGAATCATCATATGCACCAGCAGTAACGGCTTCTTTGATATAATTAATTACATCTTTAGCCTTAGCATCAGCAGGAATAGTACCAACATATCCCATAACTTCAGCTTTAGCAGCATCAGCAGCACCGGCTTTATCGAAATCTGTGATTGCCTTTCCAGAATCAGTAAGGTTTCCATCTTTATCAAGACCTGCCAGGTGTCCTTCAACTGCTTTCTTCACTTTGTCAGCTTTTTCTACTGGGCGTGGAAGAGTGATAGTAAATGCTGCTTCCTCAATAGTTACTGGAGCAGTTTTTGTGTAGAAATAAAGTGTGTATCCATCTTCTGACTGAGATACTGTTTTAATTGAGCTTTTAACAGCTTCACTGATTTTAGAGTCAATCTGTACATTATGCAGATTTAAAAACTCCTGAAGGTTAGAAAGTGTAGCGAACTGTAATTTTGCCATAATTAATTTCCTCCTTGAAATATATTTGTTAAATCTTCGGAACTAATACCACTGATTTTTTTTTCTATGGCTGCATCAATATGTTCGTCTAAAACATTCAAAACAGTTTCCTCAATAATCCCGGAAACATATTCTTTTACAGAATCTGCAGTTGCAAAATTCTGTCCATTAATCCAGTCTTCAGTAATATAACGATCAGTTGTATATTCACCGTCCTGCTGAATGAAATATAATGTAATAGATTTTCCTTGCATTTTTGTGATTGTTGTGCTGGAAGTATCAGAATCATGAGATACAAGATACAGAACATCGTCTGCAGAAGATTGAACAGTTGTATTATTTCCACCAATGATACATTGGCCTTTTACTTTATAAATACCATCGTTAAGAGATGATATTTTTATCGGAACAGTAAGAGTACCTACAAGATTTATAATAGGTACATTAGAAAGTTTGTTATAAGATAAACTGTTGATATAATCTATAACAGTTTCCTTATCTTCGAGATTACCGATAATATTATCCAAGATAGTAGATAATTCAGATGATTTCACATATCCATCTAGCCCAATTGTTTTTTTTACTTCTTCAACAATGTGGCTCATGTCTTCATCAGTCATTGAGATGTCATATGAGAAAAGTAGTTTATCTCCGGTGAAGAACATAAGATTTGATCCGATGCATTTTACATCTGTAATCTGTTTATCACCTTTGACATATTCCAATGTGTTGTCGATGGTCACCCACGCTATACTCTTACTGTCTTGGATATAACAAAGACCTGGGTATTTAAGAACCCCTCTTTGTAAAGCCTTCTCCGCAATCTGTTTTGTTGACGCAGAATACCAAGTTGGAATTAACGCCATGTCGTGATCACCTCTTCAATTTGTCATATTCATATTTTGAAATTTCTTTTATTACATAGATGTCATTATCAGGTGGGAAATTATAAAGGCCATCAATGTGCCAGCCATATTTCCCATCTGAACTTAAAATAGCCTGTGCTTCCGTGATATCACATAGAAGCAACAGACTATGTTTTTCCTGATATTTGATATACAGGATATGATTAAGGACATCTACGAC